AAATGGGCAGAAAATTGACCATTTTTACCCAAATTCCACCAAATTTCGTCCGTACCATTCTCCCAACTCTCCAAAACCGCTCCAAAAAGTGGGCAGCCAAAAATAAAAGTGGGCACGGAAATTTCAATAAGACCGCCTCATATATGGTAAATTTCTTCTGGCTGTCGGTATGTAATGATAGAATACGGACGGTTTTTCTTTCCGATGATACCGTCTTTTCTTAACTGCACCCTTCTCGGGAAGCTCCAGAGAAACTTCTTTCTGACCAAAAACGTCATGAAATACTTTCCGAATAGCCGTACCGAGTTTAATCACTTTCTCCTTCAGCTGCTCCGTTCACCTCCAAACTTTTCCTGTCTGCAAATCTTTCAAGACAATCCGTTCCTCCAGATGAAATCCAGAGAGTTCACAAATCGTGAAGATTGTGTTCAGCAACTTGTGAAACCGCTCATCATCTGCGTCCAGATTCTTGATAGCCTCGTATGCAGTCGGGTCAGAATAACCCTCTGCATTTCTCCGTAAATCATTGTTAGCCATTTCCATCTCTACCTCCCCACCGGAACGAGTCATCCATGTAAACGGCACAGGATGAAATAGCCTTTGACGCTATTATCGCCGACAAACCAACAAGGAAAGACACGGCTCCAAATATAACCTTAACCACTGTTTTGACCTCCTTCTTCCAGCCGAACACCGCCGTAATCCCATAAATCCTCTTTCAGCTTTTCCATATCCAGCTCACCGTTCTGCCATCTTTCGTAATATTCCAGAACATATGCCGTGAACTGCGGAATGCGTTTCGCATAGGACTTAGGCCAGTAGTGATCCATCAGAACCTCTAATGGCAGTGTCAGCAATAATATCATAGCGGTATTGACAGCATCATCTGTAGCCTGCTGCCGAATTTTCACCAACTCATTTTCAATCTGTTCCCGCACCATAGCATCCAGCTGAGCTTTGGTCAGGTTATAGGTGGCGGTCTTTGTTTTCTTCTCGTTTTTCATTGCCCGCCGAATTTCCGCACGTCCCATAGAACCGCCTCCTACATAATCCAATTTTCCTTAGAAAAGAACAATGTAAGCCCAACCATCAGAGCAAATAAAAAGAACGTTGCGTCCCATTCAATAGGGACGGACAACGCTCCAAGAAATATAATTGCTATGGCATAGAGCTTATTTTTCAGTAACTCTCTCCGCCACATCATGCTTCTCCTTATTTAGTTTCTTGATACCTGCTTCGACATCGTCCATCTTTACCAATACTCCATTCTCTCGGAACTTAGAATATGCTCTGGCCGTAGCACAATGTTCAATACACTGACAAATCCTGCCTATCAGTGCATAAACACAAAGATAGACAACAATAAAAACAATAACCATCTGCCAAAATGTCATGTTGTTTTCTCCTCCAATTCTTCATTCATATACTTACCGAGAATGACTTTAATCGTCTCGGATTCTTCTTTACTGGCAATATTCAAAAATGGAAATCTCACCGATGTTAATACACAAAACCAGGCGAGTGCCTTTTGTGCTGCACGCCGCTTGGATTTTGCATCCAGTTTTTCAAACTCCTTTTTTGTCATCGGACACCTCCTACACCAATTCGTCGCCATCGAAATCGCCTGGTAATGTCATGCTAACCGGAACCGGCCCGTCGAGATTTGGGCACAATTTATCAAGCAACTCATCGTCCTCCATACGATCACACGATATTCCCATCCCGGCAGCAAACCCCTCCACAAGATAGTCATAGTCGTCACCTTTAATGGCAGCTTCATCATCCGTAGCCATACCTTTCTTTTCCAACCAATCTTCGACAACATCCACCATCCTGCCCAGTAATTCCATGCGGTCTGTTTGCGGCAAGAAAGTAAAATTCCGGTCATCTATGTACTCGTTGGCAAATATCTTTCTGGTATCGCCGCCCATCCATTCCAGAACCTCTGGCAGATTCTCGTTGACTGCGTCAAATATAAGTCCCTGCTCAGCAGACCAAGCAACTGCGGCATCACGTACCTCACCGACACGGCAAGTCCACAGAATCAGTTTGTCTCCTGCTTCCTGGCGCTTTTTCAGGTAAGCGATTAGCTCATTATTCGGCTCTCCGATTTCCGGCCACTTATTCTCGCACAGAGTCCCATCGAAATCCACTGCAATAATGTTAAAATCCATACCGCTTAATCCTCCTCACAAAGCTCTATTTTTAATTTTAATTTCTTGCCATCCATATTGTATACTTTCAACCCGCCTAAAATATCATTCAAATGATTTATCGACTCCCGGTCAATCATGATGTCTTTAACACCGACCTGCTCAAAACATCCCATTTCCTTCTGAATATCCCATAAGAGTATCATGCCATATTCATCAAAATAGTATTTTTGATTTCTCATTCGGCGAAAAGTTTGTTGCCACATATCATAAGTAATTGGTTTAGGAATCGAATGTCCGAGTTCCTTTGCCATCCGAGAAATATAAATAGCCATCTCGTTAGTAGGACAAACAATAACACCATTTGTTTCTGCGGCTCGTTTTATGAGCAACGTTGTCTTTCCTTGCCCTCGATTTCCAATCGTAAATGTTGGGCGGTTATCCACTCGCTCATTTAAACAGGTGCATCTCCAATCCATCTTTTTTCTCCTTTCAAAGTTCCAAAACGCGTGTTCCCACAATATTTTCAATAGTTTTTAGCAACATGTTTTCTATTGGCAAGACAGACATATTTATGTCACACGGGGAAATGGTAATTTCTGTACTAAAACCATTTTTAGAAATTTTGATACACATCCAGTCTGCTTCTTCAATAGGATTTTCAAAAGAAATCTTGTATCCTTTATCAGTTAATCTTTTAATATAGTCGCCTAACATTTTTCAATTCTCCTTATTTGCGACAAAGAAGAAACCGTTTGCATCCTTTTCCAAAAATATCATTCCTGCCCCCTGAGCAAACGCACATTCCATGCGGCTTCCACTGTTTCCTAATCCATCCCATCCGGGTAACTGATATACAGCATCGCATCGGCTCATGATGGCCGCATCAATCGCCCGTTTGTCCTGTTTGGTCCATTCTCCAGAAAAATCCATCCATGCCGGATTAAAAACTGTATAGCCCTGCTGAATCAGTTCTTTTTCTGCCTGATCAAAGGCTTCCTTGTTGAAGTTGGGATACCCTTTCATGGGACCACTAATAAATACTTTCATGTTCTTCTCCTTTCAAAAATAAGCATAAAAATAGCCCGAATTTATCCGTTAAGACAAACCGAGCTACTCTTATACCAAAATATCAATGATTTATTCTTCTACGACCTCAAACTGATCCGGGGGATACAGATAGTCGTCCCCGCTGTCGTCCACAATCCGATACCACCCCTTTTCTACTGCGAGGACAGTGTATACTTTGTCGTGCGTAAGTACCAGAAAATCTGTTTTTCCTTTCCACCTAACTTTCATATTCTTCACCTCATTCCAGCCATTTCTTCACTTTGAATTTGTGTTTTCCCACCGATGGTTCCTGGAACCAATGCACCTCCGCATCAACATCTTCACCATCACAGTCAATCGTTCCAATTCCTTTGCAGTGCTGCCATTCATCGGGATCGCCGCCAATCTGTTCGGAAAGTCCCTGAGCAACTTCCGGCTCCAGTTCTTTTACACCGCCTTTTCCGGCAAACACTTTCGATTCTCTGATTCTGGTTCCCTCCGAGAAATGAAAGTATTCTCCAGTCGCCGGGTCTAAAATATCATAGTTCCGAGCCTTTGCTCCAACGCTTTTATGAATGTATGTATCTTCAATGGTAGCACCTTCTCCGGATTTTTCAACCGTTTTCTTGATTGGATATGGTGGTCCATTCCGTACACCCCATTTTTGTCCCTCGACTCCGTGATGGGCGAGTTCGGAACTACCATCCAGTTTTTCCTTTATCTTGCTGAGAATCTCTTCCACTTTCTTTCTGGTATTCGGATGCAGCTTCATGTAGTTCTTATGCTCGTCATACCATTTGAAGATTTCCTGCTGATTCCCTTTCGCCCAACTGAATGCCCACCAATCACAAACCATCTCAAAAATATAATTGATTGGCATCTCTATGAGAATCTCGCCCTCTTTTGGATCGTCGTTAATCAGCACCCAATGCTGCCAGTGATGAGGATTTCGATGGAGATGCATCAACCAGGCTTTTCGGTATTCCTGAACCACTTTGAAAGACCGATTGCCGCCATAGAAGTAAGCGTCATATGCCTCGTATTCGTCCGGCTCAGACTTTGACTGGTCATGCGCAAAACCAGTTTGCCACCCTAAATTGGGTACGTCCTTTACCAGCTCCGGAAGATTGGTTTGGAGCCAGTCAAAGCCGTTTCTCACATTTTCTTTATGTTTGGCCAGATACTGGTCGTACTGATAGCTCATTTTCGTTCTCCTTTTCACAGCCTTTATATAAAACATGTAATATAGATAGCCATTCCTGATAAGGCATTTTTGTCAATCCTCGTGCCTTGGGATATATAACTTTCGCATCCGGATGTTCTTCCAAATACTTAATTAGTTTTATCTCATGTTCCAATAAAGGACGTTCAATAATAGCCTCACAAAAAGCAATAAAAGTCAATTTAAACATCCTCCTTTTTAACAGTGAGTTTTTGATACAGCTTTTCAGCTTCCTCACCCTTAAAAGCATTGATGATGTTTATACCGTTTTTAACCTTTGTCCCGACAACAAGTACCGGAATATCATTGGAAAAATCGGCACACACCAAAAAGCTTTCTAATTTCTTTTTCACAGCTTTCTCCTTTCATTCTCCATCACCATTTTGCCCATCCGGTTTCATTGAACTTTTTCTTATCTTTCAGTGCCTTACTGATTGCCAAATCAATCCCTGATCGGCTTTTCAGGTGGTAATAATATAAATCCGTGTAGGGAGTGTTCATCCTATCAATCCGCCCGCTGGACTGTACCATGATTTTGTAAGAATAGTTCTGCGAGTAAAATATAATGGTGTCTGTCTTGATGCAGTTCCACCCTTCAGCTCCCGCATTGTACTGAACAAGGTATACCCAGCTTTCTGACTCTGGAATTGGCTGATGCGCATGTCCGTTCCACTCGGCCATCTCGAAACCGCCCAGTTTAGAATCACACCTGCCCAAAAACATTTCTCTTAGGATCTCCAACTCGTAATCGAAGTTGTAAAATATAATTGCCCTCGGATGCTTCTCCAAAATCTGCAACAATGCAACCTGCCTTGATTCATCTGAATTGACCACTTTCCGCAATGCGTAGCAGAACTCCGCAGCGTTCTCAATCGGCTTATTCTCCCAAGGATTCCACCGTGTACGACAAACATCCTTATACCTCTCAATGCTATAAGGCACGAACACATCCTCATGATGGGAGATTGTTTCCCGTTTGAAATCCATGCTAATCAGAATAGAGTTCCGAAGCCGTATCAGCCGTCCGGTATTCAGGTATCGGTCAACTTTAGGGAACTTGGTAAAATGACTGTAAACAATATGCTCCCTTGTGAACTCGCTTTTATTCTTATAGAAACCGTTGGCAATGAACACCGGAATATAATCCTGCCATGTATCCCCAGGAGTGGCCGACAGCAGAATCCATCGGTTTGCTTTTGTTATTCGCAAGAAAGCTTTTACCCAGGCTCCGGTACCGACAACCCGCTGCTCGTCAAATATAAAGAAAGCATTCTGCACTTCGGCATACTTCTGGATGTTGTTCCATGAGTCAATAACCACTTTGTTGGAGTAGAGATTAACTTCATGATTAGGCGAGAGCAAGAACGGTGAAAGTTCTCCCTCCCACTCGCAGGTGTCCCTTTTTCGGGCAGTGGTGATAATATAAAGGTCTTTTGGCGGATCGCCCATCGGGACATATTCGTCCGTACCAATCTCCCCATCTTCGCATAAATAATAGTAGGCGAGAGCAGTGCGAGACTTACCGCTACCAACTCCGCCACACAGGATGCAGCCGTTTTTCATCCGACGTACCGCATCTAACTGGTAGTCACGCAACTGTATTCCAGCCATAAAGTTCCTCCTGTATCATTTCTTCAATAATCCGACAGCCTCTTTTGCCAGCCGGTCAGCCTCCTCGTTACCGGAAATACCAGAATGCCCCTTTACATGGCGAAAATATAACTTTACGCCACAAGCGATAATGGAACAGGCAAACTGAACATAGTCCTTGGTAACAGGTTTCTTTGCTTTCCATATTCCCAAAGGCCAGTTGGCAACTCCTTCATAGTCGTAGAATATAATCAGCTTTTTCATCTGGAGCTTCCTTGCCAGTTCCATTACCTTTTTCGCCCCAAGGATTTCGCCGGCTACATTTCTCATAACCGCCCATTCTTCATTGTCGCTGCTTGCCTGTATAACATGTCTCTTTCCAAACTGGTCAATCAGAAATCCGCCACAACCATAAATCTTTGTTGTAGGATTGAAAGAACCGTCCACGAAAGCATAAGATCTCTTCGGAATTTTAACCGGGGATTTTTTCATCTCTCTTTTTCCCTCCACATTTCCGGCTCATCGGTTCCTTCCCTGGCACAGGTATCAAGGCACTCGTTGCATGGGCTGTCAGTATCTTTCTTCTTTTCATACTCGCAGGTTTTGCAATACTTCTCAAAATCTACGAACTTGGTGTTTCCAACCATTAAATTCTCCTTTCTGAAACAGAAGAGAGCGGCAACCATGATCAGTCGCCGCCCCTCGTCGCTTTATTCCTGCGGCCCCTCAAGCGCTGCATACTTCTCTGCCCACTCGTCTTCCTCAATAGTGACATACATTGTCTTCAGGTAAGCTTTGATGCCGGTTTTTCCATTGACTTCCCACTCGGATGGATTGATGGTCAGATCTACATTCCGGATTTCTGCATAATCCAGGGAATCCACGGACTCCTCGTCCAGCGGGGTCTGCGCCCGCCTCGTCACCATGATAACTTTCGGCGGAATGACCTTATAGCTCACGGCAACCTGAATATAATTTCTTGCTTCCTCGTCCTCATCACGGGGCGGCAGGATACGCACATTCCATCCATCCGCTGCCAGCTGCTGAGCCATGTCGGGATCTTCGATGATTACACAGAAGTTCCGATCCCCTTTCCGGTTGTACTTTGTCTCCTTGCCGGAAAAATTCCTGAAAATAATCCTCGCGTTCTCGATGTTGATAGGTGGTATTCTTCTTGACATTTTTCTTTCTCCTTTTCTTTTAATTAAACGGGATTTCTTCGTCTACTCCATCCGGAATATTCATAAAATCCCAATTTTCAGCTTTTACATAGGGGTCATCAGAAGCAAACTGTTCAAAGTCTCCGTACTTAGAGATTGTAGCAATCGCTTCATCTACCATAGAAATATAATACTGCTCATCAATGTCGGCCTGCTTGCCGAGCTCCCTGACCATCTCCGATTCCAGCCACCGGTAGCCTTTCGATCCTGTTGCGGCATAATATTTTCCGTCCTTTTCGCGGTAAAGCACGCCGCCTCCGCAGCCCGCCTTAATTGGACAAAAGTTTCCAACCTTGCCTATGAAAATATAATTGTGCCCTTTCTCAATAAGAGGGACCAACTCCTGCCCCATTCTCTCAAATGTGGTATCAGACAATTCGCCTTTCTTATACTTGCTCTCGGCCTTGGCCAACTCTTTCTCATACTCGGTCACATCCGGCATATCCTCGTTCATGTCCAAATATAATGCGCTACTGACGGACTTCGCCTCACACAGATCCTCAAACACAATATCTTCCTTGCTAAACAGCTTCTTGAAAACATACGGAACCGCAAACTGAGTGCCGGTAGCCGTCCATTCCCCAGCGTGCTTTCCGTCCTTATAACGGGCAATATAAACTGCATCGTTGACCAGGCACATTTTGTCGTAGGTAGCCTCATGCTCAAAGGTGTATCCGTATTTCTTGCCGAACTCCATGACAAACTGAATAATTTCCGGCGTTGCATCCGGAATCTTGATGGAGTCCGTCTTGATATGGGCAACAGTAAAGCCCCGTTCCTGTACCTCGTGTTTAAGGTTTACCATGAACAGAGCTCCACGTTTCGCCACGATATTGTCTTTGTTGCGAACATCTCGGAAAGGATTCTCGAATGTAGCCGAAGTCAGGCCATACACAGAGTTGATCGCAATCTTCAGTGCCTGGGCCAGATCTGCTGCCGAATCCTCATCCGTTAAGTATTTCGCCAAAGCCCCACCCAG